AAAAACGGCTTGTTAGTACATCTCCGTTCAACACGGGGGTGGTAGAAAGTGCCTTGTACATACAAATTATCTTGACAAGTGAGTGGGGTTAGTATAAGGGTGGATACAAAATATCCATAGGGGGGTATATGGCGAGGGATAAGAGGATAGGGATACGGTTGAGTAATGAAGAGTGGGGAGTGTTGGTAGATAGGAGTCGTAGGGAGCGAGTAAGCATGACTGATTATTTATTAAAGGTGGTGCGAGATGACCTTAGCCGAGGAGCAGGTAAAGAAGGGGTATATGCACAAGCATATAAGTGTGAGGGAGAAGGTGCAGATAGCGCGGTTGAAGTTAGAGGGGAACTCGAATCGTGAGATAGCGGCAAAGATGGGGAGGCATCATTTGAAGGTAGGCAAGCTATTAAAGTCTGAAGAGTTGGCAGAGATGATAAAGGCTGAGGCCGGGCGGTTAATAGAGCGTGGATTACGACCTGCATGTGAGAACATAATGGGATTAGTTAAGGAGTCCATGACGAAGGATGGTAAGAAGGACAAGGATTTAAGAAAATTAGGATTAGACGCAAGCAAGCATATAACGAATATAGCGGGTATAAGCGGTAGCGCACCGAGTACGGTGGTGAACACGATGATTCAGGTGAATCAGAACACAGATAGGGTGAACGAGCTGAGTAACGTACAGAAGTTTTTAGCACATCAATGGGGCATAAAAGATGAGGAAGTTCAGGATGCTGAGGTAGAGGAGACTGATGCCGATAGAGATAAGTGATCCTTATTTAAAGTACGAGAGTTTGCTGTCGTATAAGATGCACGATACTGCTTTGAAGTATCTGACAAGCAAGTCCAACACAAGGGCTATAATTAAAGGAAATCAAGGTGGCGGGTGTCTTGAAGAAAACACCAATATACAATTATATTCTGGTATTATTAAGAAAATAAAAGATATTAATCCTTTTGATTATGTATTAAGTCTTGATGAAGATTATAAAATAGTTGCATCTTTAGTTCTTAAAAAAATAGACAGTGGAATTAAACCAACTGTTACTATAAAAACAAGGACGGGAAGGGATGTAACCACAACGACATGCCATCCCTTTTATTAATGGATTTAAGTTAAGAGTTGGCGATTATATTGCTGTGCCAAGAATATTGCCTGTTATTCCGCACAAAGATTATAAGGATTGGGTTTATAAAATATTGGGGTATTTGATAGGTGATGGTTGTATAACCAGAAAGAGCGTTAGTTTTAGTAATTTAGATTTAAGGATAATAGATGAAATTAGAAGTTTTCTTCCTGCCAGCGTATCTATAAAGCATATAAGCAAGGGTGATTATAGAATCTCTGGGAATGGTGGTTATAAAAGCAATCCTATTATAAATCTATTAAGATACACTAAGTTGTTTGGATGTAATTCATATAAAAAATATATTCCTACCATTGTTTTTTCTTCAAGCAAGCACAAATCAGCTATGTTTTTATCTCGATTATTTTCTTGTGATGGGTGGGTTGATGATAAAGGTGTTGGATATGCTTCTGTTTCTCACGAATTAATTACAAATGTTCAAACACTTCTTTTAACATTCGGCATACCATCACGAATAAGAGCAAAGAAGAATAATAATTGGGGAACAAACAGCACACGGACAGAAGACCGTATTGATTATGAATTGGTTATACGAAAATATTCTGATTTAGTAAGATTCTCAAAAACAATAGGGATATTCTCAAAACAAGAAAAGCTCGATAATCTTGTCGTTTCTATGAAAGACAAAAACCAAAAGGAAAATCGAGATACAATTCCTATAAATATAGAATATTTATTAGATAAATTGCCACGAAAAGAAAAATATAATAATATTCAAGGCACTAAATGGGTATATGAGGATAATACAAAATATAAACTTTATAGAGAGGCAAGGGGCAAAACAATTACCAGAGAAAAAGCAAAAGAACTTGGAGATGTTTTTAAAGATAACAAACTAATTGAATTATCCAATTCGGATATTTTATGGGATAAGATAACCGAAATAACTTCAAACGGTGAAAAGCAATGTTTTGATTTATCAATAAAGAACACCCATAATTTTGTTGCAAACAATTTTTTTGCTCATAATACGAGTACCTGTGCTTATGATGTAGCTTTGAGATTGCTTGGAATACATCCTGTTAAAGAGCGTAATAGGTTAAATAAGCCAATACGGATGGTAAGCAAGGTAGTGCCTCAGGATGAGAATGATGAACAGAATCAGCAATATATTGAATTAAGGCGTATTTTAGCACCTACCGGATTAATATCTAAGAAAATCACAGCTCGAAGTAAGATAATGGGTGTGAAGAACGTATATGGTGGTGCTGATAATCAGATAGAGTTTATGGCTTCTACGCAGGAATTAGACGCTTTTATGAGTGTGCAGAGGTCAGCGTATTATCAGGATGAGGAAATTGAGCGAATAAAGTATGATGAATGTTGCATAAGGTTATTGAAAGAAGGTGGCGATGTTTCCATATCTTTAACTCCGGCAAAGGGGTTGGACTGGACTTATGACAGTATATGGAGACGGGCTAAGAAGATCTTTCGGTCTAAGATAGTTGCTGATAAGTTTGGGTATCAGAGGGAAGAAGTGCATGATACAAAGGCTGATATTGAGTGTTTTTGTTGGGCTACAGACGATAATCCTGTCATGGACAAGGAAACGATAGAGCGTATCTTTGAAGGTATAGACGATCCTGATGAACTCGCTATGAGGCGATATGGAGTGTTCAAGCAGGTATCAGGTAGGATATACAAGGTTTTTGATGATAAGCTTCATGTTGTGCCTTTTGATAATGTGTTTAATGCGGCTTTATTCAGGGAATACTGGCATTATAGAATCATAGACTTTCATCCTGCCAAGCCGTGGTACATCAGTTATATTGCAATAAGTCCTCAGAATGAGTGGTTTGTATGGAACGAAATCAAGGCAAAGCATGATAATAAGGTAACATTGGAAATAAGAGACGAAATAAAGGCTCAGTCTTTGTTATCAGAAGACGAGGAATTTAACAGATGCACCTTAATTGACCCTCTCGCAAACACACAGCAGGGGAACACCGGATTCACAACTTTTCAGGATTTATCTATGGGTGAAGACGGTTTACGAAGGCTAACTCCGGCAGACACAAAAAACTCAGAAGGCCGCATGGTTGTAAGAACAAGGCTGAAAAATGCCCTGATTTGTGGAACACCTGGAAATAATATTAATAAAAATAGCTTGACAGACACAAGATTTGGTGTATATATGCCAACCATGTGGATACTCGACAACTGTCGAGGCCACATAGAACACTTAAAATCATGGCGTTATGTGGATTACAAACAGGAGCATGTAAAAGCCGTGAAAACAGTTAAAAGAGAGTCGCAGAAATTCTCTGATTATTGCCGTAATCTGGAGTTTCTGGGCTGTTTAAATCCCGCCTATTATATTAAACAGCAAGTATATTGGGAACCATCTCGACTGTTTCGGGGTAGACGAAATGAGTAGAGAATGTAAAACATGTCATAACATCCTTCCTATTGGTGAATTTGGTTCTCATAAATTAATGAAAGATGGTATAAATACGGAGTGCAAAGCGTGCAATAGAAAACGTGCATATAAATGGAGAATTGATAATACAGAAAAACATAGGAGTTATTCAAAAGACTATCGTCTTAAACACATAGAAGAATATAAAGAATATAAACATAAAAAATATAAACGAGAAAAAGAAAAAGAAAACACGCGTAGATCAAAATATAGAGCAACGCATATTGAGCAAGAAAAAGAACGTTTTTTAAGATGGTATGAGCAAAACAAAGAAAAATTCCGTGTTTATTCTTTTCGGCGGAGAGCTATAAAACGAAATATTAATGAGCGTTTTTTGGCAAGAGATATAAAAAGAGTTTTTGAATTATTTGATTTCGCATGTGCGAATTGCGGTTCTATTGACAACCTACATATAGATCATCATTACCCGTTAGTCTTGGGTAATGCTCTATCCCCACAAAACGCAGTTATATTATGCAAAACATGCAACTCAAAAAAAGGATTCAAGATGCCTGATTTATTTTATACTCCTAAAAAATTGGCAGAAATTGAGTCAAAATTGTTTAACGAAAGAAAGAAAGAACACTGGGAGCCTTCCAACATATTCCGAGTAAGGAGTATTCATGGCTAAAAAGAAAAAAAAGAAAATACCTAAATCAGATTGGAATGTGTCGGAAGATATACAAAAAAGTCTATTATCTCATGTATCTGAAGAACTGACCGTAGCCGCAAGGAATAATGAGAAACTCGTAGATGAGTTTAACGCCTATTACGACATGATGCACGGAGTCAGGGAACAGAAAACAAACGACTGGGAATCTGATATATTCCTGCCGGAATACAGCTCAAGGTTATTAACTCAGGTTGGTAATTTCGTATCTCAATATTTTGCATCTACTGATTTTGTAGAAGTGGATTTAGACTCTACGGACGCTATTGATATTGCAGAATCAAAAGCGGCAAAAAACCTGTTAAATACGCTACTTAATGATAAGGATATGTATTATTACTATAAAATAGTAAGACTTATCATGTTCGTGTTTAACTGCGGATACGGTATTGTAAAAGGTAAGTATAAACAAAGTGTTGTGCAGGAATTTTCCCATTATGTTCAAAAATCGGATTATACCTATGATGAAGAAGGCAGTATTCTCGCAGAAGATGACACACCTTATACAGACCCATTAGCACAAAAACCCAAATTCCAGACTACAGAAGAACCTAAATTTACCAGCAGAATCGAAACTGATAAACCCGATTTTGACGTATATCCTGTCCAGAATGTCTATATGTCTCCTGAATATACCTATTCACTTAACGATAAGGAATATGTGCTGTTTGAAACGGAAAACACACTTGACCAGTTAAAAGCAGATGCACCATCAATGGGTTATTTCAATCTTGATCTGTTAGAAGAGGAAGAACCGGAAGGAGAAAGAGGTACAACCACATATAATAAAGATGGTATGACCGAAGAACAGCCGCAACCACCTCAAAAGACTTTTATAGTTTATGAAAGATGGGGCAAATATCCGGTAATAGAAAAAGACGGTACATATGTCCCTGGACTTCTCCCTGATGGTAAGTTCGATCCTGATGCTGTGAATATGGAATGTATAATTCACTATGTGAAAAACAGGGAATCAGACGATATAAGGCATATAATAGGCTTCAGGAAGTCACAGCATACACGAAGACCAATGGTGAGATTCCTGTGTTATGTGGATATGCTGAAAGACACCGGCTTTGGAGATGGGGAGATAAATCGGGAGATTCAGAAGGCTATAAACGATAACTATAATTTAATGAATTACCGCACGAAACTTTCAATCACACCCGCATTTAAAGGTAAGAAATTCTCAGTAAGCGAGGATATAAAAATCACACCTGAAAAAGTCATTATGCTTGATAATCTTGACGATTTACAGGAAATAACCATTCAGGATAATATACAAGGCGGTATAATTCACCAGAACTTGTTGTCGTCAAGAATGGATTATGCGATGGCAACTTCGCCTCAGACTATGGGTATGACACCTGACAGAGCTGAAACGGCAACAATGGCTTCTATCGTAAATCAAAGAGCGAATGTCAGAATCGGCATGAAGTCTATGAATTTGGAGTTTATCGGCTTTACTGAATTTTACGATATGCTATTAACTTTATGTAATGATTTCATGCTACCAGAAACATTAACTCAACTGATAGGTGAAGAAGGGGCAAAAGCGTATAATCCGAAAAGAAGGGATAAATTCAAGCCTGTAAGTCAGGCATTAGAAACAGAAGAATCAAAACAGTACAAGCTGAAAACATGGCAGGGTATTCTTGGAATGATAGCTCCTATACAAAATCCCAAAACGCCAATGGCAGTAAACTACATTCTCGGCCAGATGATTGAAATCATGGGTAAAAACTTCTCTCATTTCAAGAGATATATGTTTGAAGAAGACCCAGAAACTGTGCTTTTATATCAGCTTGCAACAGGGGGGAAAGGGCATGGGACACCACCGGCGATGAATCCAATGGCTCCGCAACAGAATCAGCAGGGGCTACCACAGCAACCGGCAGAACAGCAGATGAGGGGGATGACTGATGAGCTTGGGCAATGATAAAGTATGGACAAATCAAGACCTTAAAAACTATATTTCAAAATATAGTAGCGAACAAAGGGAATATGTGTTAAACACAATTTTAGAAGCTGACTTGCTTCGTAGTTTTATGAATACGACAGGCGGCAGGCTTATTGTTAACAGTTGTGTTGACAGCATAAATACGCATGTAACAAATATTTTGAACCTATGTTTGCAACCACCGGAAAAGGTACGAGAAGAGATAATGCGAAACGCATTGATTATAAATGTCACTTATGACTTTATAAGAAGGATGGCGGTTATAGCTGAAAAAGCAGAAGAACATGAACAGGCGATGGCGAAATGACATTAGACAGATTTGTAGAGATATTTACAAATTGGATAAAAGGAAAATGTTCAGGTGTTGTAACAATTATACTGCATGAAGGCGGTATAAGAAAGGTTAGGATAGAGCAGGACGTAAAATAACGGATTCTTTGTAAACTCCTATTTAATAGGAATTTTTATAAAGCCCAAGTGTCACGGAGATTGGCTTCGTGGTATTTGGGCTTTTTCATTTAAAGGAGAATAAAAATGGCAGATGAACTCGACACTTCAGCAGCACCCCCGGAAGATACGGGTAGTGTAGCGGAAGCCGAAGCAGAAGTTACGCCTCCAGTAGAAACACCCCCGGAAGCACCACCTGAAACACCGCCCCCGCTTACACCGGAACAAATAGCGGATATGGCGGCAGAAAAGGCATTTCAGAAGGTTGCGTCATGGCAGGGAAGACGGGACAAAGACCTGTTTGATAATCTTGGTAATCTGATAGATACCAGACTATCGAACATAAGACCTCCTGAACCTCCACCTCCTGCAACTGATGTTAATATCTTTGATGACCCTGACCGATGGGCAAAGACTGTAGTGCCTCGTATTATTGACGAAGAAGTCAATAGACGCACAAAAGCAGATCAAAACTTTACGTCAGAGGTAATCAGGATAGCAGGCAAAGCAATGGACTCAGACCCATTGTATGCAGATGCGGCATTAGGTAAGGAAGTTGTTGAGGAAATTCAGAAGAACTTTAGTTCACTTGACAAGAGAAATCGCCCGGAAGTTGAAGCTGAAAGGCTTGTTTTAAGGTCTTATCAGGCGGTTCAGCGCAGGAAAATGCAGAAGCAGAACGCATTATCAGATAATAAGCCTGCAAATGCCCCGATAGGTACTGTTTCTCCTCCTGCAAAAACAGCAACGAAACCGGCTTCTGTAAACCTATCGAAAGAAGCTGCGGCTCTTGCTAAAAGATGGG